CCTGCACGACTACCTCGTGCGGCGCAAGCTGACCGGCAACCCACTGAAACGGCGCACGGGCAACCTGTCGCGGGCCGTGTTCTCGCGCCTTGACACGGACGGGACCGACCTGGTCGGCCGCATCGGGTTCGATCGGGCGAAGGCCACTTACGGTCGGGCGCAAGAGTTGGGCGCCACCATCACACCGAAGAACGCCCGCCACCTGACCATCCCGGTCGGCGAGGCGCTCACGGCCTCAGGCGTCCCGCGGTTCACCGCCCGCGAGCTCATCGCGACGACCGACAGCGGTGGCAGCCTCTACGGGTTCACCGACTCGTTCGTCAACAAGAACCGGACCGCGATCATGGGCGTACGGAAGAACGGCGACGTCGAGCCGCTGTTCGCGCTGAAACGGTCCGTGACGCTGCCGGCGCGCGAGCCGCTCAAGCAAACCCTTGACGAGAACCGCGGCGCGATCCAGCGCGCGCTCGAGACCGGCATCGTCGAGGCCGTGCAGCGCCTGAAGAAGTGACCCTATGCCGACCACCGACCCGCGCGAGCTGCGCATCCTGCTGAACATTCAGGCCGCGCTGTGGACCCTCACCGAAGCCAACGGCTACGGCTTCACCATCCGTCAGGGGTCCGTCGTCCTCGACGCCGAGAACATCTTCAACGTCCCCGAGACGCGGCTGCCGTTCATCATCCTGGAGGCGACCGACGCCGACGATCGGACCTTCGAGCCGGCGCTGCAGCTCATCGACAATTTCGAGTGGGTGATGACCTGTCGCGTCGACGCCAAGGGCGACGACCCGAACCGGCGCGCGACCCTCGGGCACCGGCTGCACGCCGACCTGGAGCGGGTCCTCGTCCTCGACATTGAGCGGGGCGGCCTAGCGGCCGATACCCGCCTGAGAAAGCCGCAGATCTTTACGTCGATGAGCGGAGACCAGAGCGTGATCGTCGTGCAGCGGGGCCTGTGCCACGTGCACCGCACGTTCGGAGAGCCAGCATGACGCGCAGACGGTTCACGGGGGATCGCTTCACGATCACGCTGCCGGGCGGCGCGGGCCGGCAGATCGTCCGCGACGACGTCGTCGACTTCGACGAGGTGGTCATCCCGGCCAGCGCGACCGCGCCGGCGCGGACGCTCGGCGACCTGGTGCCCGAGAAATACGCGGGCGCGTTCTCCCCCGACCTGGCCCAGCCCGCGGCGCCGCCCGCGGTGGCCGACACCCTTCGCGGCGACGACCTGGAGTAGTCCATGCCTGTCCTGCAGCAGATTGGTCGCACCGGCAAGTTCTTCGTCGCCGAAGAAGCGACGTACGCGGCCGCGGTCGTGCTCGCCGGCGGCGATGCGATGCGGCATCTGGAGGTCGGCTTCAGCTACAACCTGAACCGATCGAACAGCCTCGAGCGCCGCGGCACGCCGGGCCTGCTCGATCGCTTCTCGCGCCACATCGTCGCCGGCTTTGACCTCCGCGCCGCCTACCTCAATCCCAGCGGCACGCTCGGCACCGTGGGCGAGTCCGACCCCATCATCAAGAACGGCATGGGGGCGGTGTCGACGTCGACGGCGGCGACGACGGTCGCGAGCGGCAGCTCGGCCACCGTGTTTACGGTCCAGGCCGGGCAGGGCACCAATTTCCCCGTGGGCAAGGTCATTGCCATCCGGCGCGCGGCCAACGGCAGCATCGTCGAGCCGCGGCGCGTCACCGTGCAGGCGACGGACACGCTGACGGTGTCGCCGGCGCTGGGCGGCACGCCGGCCTCGGGCGACACGGTGAAGCGGGGCGTCGACTACACGCTCGCGAACCTGCTGCCGAAGTCCCTGGTGATGGCGCGCTACCTGGCGAACCAGTCGTTCGAGCTGCAGGGCGCGGTCGTCGACAAACTGGGCTTCACGATCAACGGCAACGACGAGGTGAAGTTCCGCGCCTCGGGCCCGGCGAAAACCCAGATTCGGCCGGCGCAGGCTGAGCCGGGCGCGTTCACGACGGTCGGGTCGCCGGTGACCGGCATCGTCGGCGCGATGCTGCTGAACGGCACGGCTTACAAGCTCACCAACTTCGACATCGAAATCAACAACATGATCGAGCTGGTGAACGACAGCGTCGGCCAGTCGGCCGCGGAGGACTACTACCGCAACGGCCGCCGCGACATCACGCTCAGCGTCGACGCGCGCATCACCGACGATGCCTCGCTCTACGCGCTCGCCGAGGCCGCATCGGACGGCAACGTCATGATCCACGCGGGCAACACGGAAGGCCGCGTCATCGCCTTTTGCATGCCCCGCTCCGAGTGGGACATCCCCGACACGCCCGACGACGAGGGCGCGCTGCGCTGGTCGTTCAAGGGCGTCGCCAAGGAGATCTTGGGCAACGACGAGTTGATCGTCGCGCTGCTGTAGTTCCGGATTCTTTCCCGATTCTTTTCCGGTAGTTCCCGCCTGTTCGCCCTGGTGCGCGCGTCGGCTGGCCCCCCATCGGCCCCCGACGCGCCACCGTTTCTCCAACCCGAAGGAGCCGCCATGACGCCCACCGACCAGGCGCCGGCCACGACGCCCGTCTATTACGACGACGACTTCCCCGTCACGCTCACGATCGACGGGCGCGGGGTGCGCTTCCGCATCGCGCGCCTCGACATCAACGATTACACCCGGTTCAATACGGGATTTCAGCGGTGCGGCGTCATCATGCGCCGCACCGAGGCCCGCATCGAACGCGACCGCAAGACGGTCACTTACACGGCGGGCCAGCTCATCCCGAACCCGCGGCGCGGCGCGAAGGATCAGCCGCCGATGATTCCGGCGCCGACCGACGGCGTGCGACCCGAGACCGATGACGAGGTGCTGATTCGCGTCGAGCTGGAGAGCACGCCCGAGGCGATCACCGCGCGGCTCGAGCAGGACGCCGCCGACGAGACCTTCTCGCGCACGTTCGTCATCGACGCCATCACGCGGTTCGTCAGCATCGACCCCGGCCAGCTCACCCGCCGCGCCAAGCCGGGCGACGGTCCGACCGTCGTGCGCCGCGACGAGGCCGGCGTCGACGTCGTCGACCTGCGCACGGGCGAGGACCTCCTGCGGAGCTTCGGGGCGCGACAGGAGATCCTGCAGCTCGTCCTCGCCCAGATCTACCTGGAGAACTATCTCAGCGAGGCCCAAAAAAAAAGGCTCAGGGCGCCGCGCGATTCCGATTCTTCCTCGAACGGGTCGACGCCGACAGCAGCTGGGGACAGACCGGCCGCGACTGCGGCGCCTGCATCGCCCTCGACCTCTGCGGCGCCCGACGCTGCGACGGCGCCGACCCCGGCGGCGACGACTTCATCTGGACCGACGACGTAGCGGCGACCACCGTCTGCCCCGTGCGGTGGTTCACGCCCGAGATCGAGGAGGGCTTCGCGTGGTTCACCTGGACGCATCAACTGACCGAGACCGGCTGGCAGCGGGTCGCGTTGCCTCGCGCCGGTGGGCTCGGTGAGCAGCCGGGTCGCCTGATGGAGCTGCTCGAGGTGTTCCGCCGGACCGCCAACCAGGTGCTCGACGAGCGCACGAAGGCGCGGCAGCACGCCCGCGACGTCGCCGCGTGGCGCGCTGAGCGGGAACGCACCGAGCGGGCACGCGCCGCCCGATAACCCGCCATGGCCGACGTCGACATCACGATACGCGCCCGCGAGCTCACCGCGGCGGCGTTCCAGTCGGTGTCGAAGGCCCTCAAGCTCCTGGAGGAGCAGGCGGACCGGACCGGCCGCAACACGACCCGATCGCTCGGCCAGGTCCTGCAGGACGTCGAGCGCCAAGCGCAGTCGGTCGGCGCGAAGCTGACCGGCGCGGGGACGGCGCTGACGGCCGGTCTGACGCTGCCGATCGTCGCCGCCGTGGCCGGCGCCACGAAGGCCGCCGTCGATTACGAGTCGGCCTTCGCCGGCGTCCGCAAGACCGTCAACGCCACCGAGGAGGAGCTGCGCGCGCTCAACGACGAGATCCTCGACATGTCGCGGCGGATGCCGACCAGCGCCGTCGAGATCGCGAAGGTCGCCGAGACGGCCGGCCAGCTCGGCGTCGGCGTGCAGCACATCCGCCTCTTCACCGAGACGATGATCCAGCTCGGGGCGACGACGAACCTGACGGCCGACCAGGCGGCGACGGCCATGGGGCGGTTCTCGAACATCATGGGGACCCCGCTCAGTTCGATCGACAAGACGGCCGCCGCGCTCGTGGCCCTCGGCAACGACGGCGCCTCGACCGAGGCCGAGATCGTCGACATGACCCTGCGCATCGCCGGCGCGGCGCGGACCATGAACATGACCGAGGGCGACGCGCTCGGCCTGGCCAACGCGCTCTCGAGCGTCGGCATCGAGGCCGAGATGGGCGGCAGCGCCATCTCGAAGGTCATGATCCGGATCGCGATGGCCGCCAACGCGGGCGGCCCCGCCCTGGAGGCCTACGCCAAGGTCGCCGGCAAGAGCGCGGACGAGTTCCAGCGCATGGTGAAGAACCAGCCGGGCGAGGCGCTCGCTGCGTTCATCGCCGGCCTGGGCCGCATCAAGACCGAAGGCGGCGACCTGCTCGGCACCCTCGCGAAGCTGGACGTCACCGAGGTCCGCATGCGCGACACGCTGCTCCGCGTCGCCAACGCGGGCGAGCTCGTGGCCCAGTCGATGCGCCTGGGGAACACGGCGTTCGAGGAGGGGCGCGCGCACCTGACCGAGTACGACAAGCGCGTCGCGACGACGGCGTCGCAGCTGCGCATCATGTGGAACGAGATCCAGTTCGTCGCCATCCAGCTCGGGACCGCGCTGCTGCCGACGATTGTCGACTTCCTCGGGTTCGTGCGGCCGATGGCGCAGGGCGTCGCCGACATCGCGACCCGGCTGCGCGAGGTCCACCCGTGGGCCGTGAACGCGGCGGTCGGGCTCGGTCTGATCGTCGCCGCCGCCGGGCCGATCCTGTTCCTGGCCGGCACGCTCATCAGCAGCGTCGGCTCGATCGCGGGCGCGCTGGCGCTGGTCGCCCCGGCCGGCGCCACCGCGGCCGGCGGGGCCATCGTGGCCACCGGCGCCCTGGCTGGCCTCGGCACGATGGTCGGTGTGGTGACGGTCGGCCTCGGCGGGTTGACGGTGGCCCTGGCTGGCTTCGGCCTGGCCCTCAAGGGCATCGACCTGTGGGCGCAATGGACCGAGGGCATGTCGGCCGCCGACGCGATGGGGCGGTCCTTCGCGCAAGACCTCTACGGGGTCAGTGCGGCGCACTACGCCGCGTCGCGGGCCGCCGCCGAACAGGTCGAATCGCTGCGCCAGCTGCGCGAGGAACAGGCCAAGAGCGGCATCCGCGGCCAGCGCACGAAGGACATCAATCTCCGGCCCGAGGACGATCGCAACGACCCGACGAACCTGCGCCGGCTGCTCGGCTACCCCGACCTCGGCGACATCCCCGGCCTGGGCGCGACCGACGAGAAGAAAACCCAGGTGCAGGAGCTGACGGAGAAGATCGCCGAGCTCGACACGGCGCTGCAGGCCGCGGCGCGCAACGGCACGCCGCTCGCCGTCATCCTGCGCGAGTACGGCTCGGCGCTGACCGACGTCACCAACAAACAGGCGGTGTTCGCCGACCAGGTGGGCGCGCTGCCGGCGTCGATTCAGGCGGTGCGCGCCGCCAACCTGGCCGAACAACTGCGCGCGTTCGCCGCC